GGCAATCATGTCTAGGGTTTGAGTTTAAATCTTCTCTTATGTACTTTTCAATTTGTTCACCTGTTATCATTATAGTAATTCCATTTTAGCTATTAAGTTACTAGCTTTTTGTTCGACCATATCATCTAACATAGCTTCTTCAAGATTTCTACGGAACAACTTACGAAGAACATCCCAGTCAAAAAAGTCCCAAGGATCTGGCATTGTTTCACCAGCATATTTAACTGTTGGTTTAGTATGGTTACTACGCCAATCCATACCATTACCCTTAAACCCAGTCTTTTCTAGTCTGAATTTTACAATGTCCTTAACTAAGTTTGTTACTAAGTCATCAATCTCTTGCTTAGATTTCTTCTCTAATTGTTCTTGAATTTTGTTTGTTGTCATAATTTTACTTTTTTCTGTTTAACCTGTATAGATCCAAATAAGTAGAATACTATGAATCCTAAAATATAGTATACCATTAATCTAGTAGTACCATATAGGCTTTAGCATTATTACTTCTAAACCAGTCAAGACCTTTACGTAGATCTTTAACTATTTCATCACTAGAACTACTCATTCCTATTTCTGAGATCATACTTGCACCCATTGTCATATCATAAATAGATAATTCAAGTGCATTTAATTCACATTCTTCACCAGTAAAGCGGTTCTGTACCATAGCTCCTTCGCTATACACCTCACCTCGAAACCATTTAGGTACTTTTTGTTCTTCAACTTTAGACATTCTTTGTTTTCTTTAAGAATTTTTCACCCCATAGTAAGTCATTCACTGATACACTAATCAAAGTATTGTGTGTGAATGTTGCTACGTGCCTAACAGTTTGCACTGATAAGTCGGTCCACCACATCTTAGCTTCTAATTCTTCTTTACAGGAATTAATCATCATTGGATAAATGTCTTTATCTACCAGTATTTGTTTTCGAACTGCTGGTTTCAGTTGCTTCCATAGGTTTTCCATGTGTTTTTATTTTATTCATTAATATTATCCACGAGTAATCGTATTTAGTTTGTGCCACCATACGCATCACACTCACAGACTGGTTGTTTTTGCAATTCCCTGAAGACATAATCAACTATATCTGATATTATCTCTTGTTTTTGATCACCAGATAGTGGAAAATCAGCAATATAATCAAATTCTTGAATTATGTCGTTGTAGATATCTTCTCTGATCTCTTCGTTTATCTCTTCAAAAGTCATATCTCCCATTAGTATCCTCCTTGTTTTTTACGTCTCTTTTCAGAAACTTCGTTTAATTTGTTAATAAGTTTTCCACAAATCTCCATACTGATCTCCTCAGCATAGTACATGTCATAGATTAATCTTCTCATACTCTTAATTTTAGTGCCCAAGAGCGGATTCGAACCGCTAATTTACCAATTACTTTGCAGCAACAAGGCTCTATTTCGCTTACCACAACCTATGAATCCATACGGACACCTCACCAGTCATGGTTTTCACATTACCATAGATTTACTTTTCACCTTGTACTTGGGCTGTAAGCCTTATTCCTTCACACTTATCTGGATCTACTTTCCACCTGATTTATCAGGCGACCAGAATCAGCCGAACCTTAAAGTTTGCTTACGTTATTCTTCTTCTTCATCTTCTTCGACTTTGAAAAAGTCTGATATAACTTCTTGAAACTCATCTTTTATACCCTCTATTAAATCGGAGCAGTCAAAGTTAGAGACTGAAACTCTATTATCATAGTCTATATCGAACTCAAAGTCAAAATTACCTAAGTCAGTAGTGTCCATTCGGTCTATGTGGTCACACAACCTTTCATTTAACTCAGTTGCTTGCTCTTCCGTTAACTTAGGCGCGTTTAACATCGCTAATTCACTGTGTAAGCTAGCTAATTCACCTGTGTAGTTTGATTGTTCTTTCTGAGAATCTAATACTAATGTACCAATCTCTTTAATTCTCATCTCAATTTGTTCTTTCTTCATTTTGTTTGTTTGTTTACGTATATATTATCCAAAAGTGATCGTATTTAGTTTGTAAAAACTGCATATACTTCAACACCTTTAACTTTACATATTAATTCTCTTCTTTCGTTTATAACCTCTTTTTTCACCACAGGTCTATATTTTGGGTTTTTACTGTTTAGTTTTCTCTTTTTCATTATTTTAAGTGTTTTTTAAGTGTCATATCATTTACTTTATCAGAAAGCTCTTCACCTATCATAGTGAAATACCCTGGAGCAAACAAAAGTCGCTTATTAACCTCTAAGCTAGCTTTTTTATATAATACTTCATCCTCTGCTTTTTCTACGTAAAGCTTTATTGCATCTTGTAGTAAGTGGTTTTCAAAACCGTTAAATTTCTTCATGATAAGTTGTATCTATGCCCGTTAATAATTACTTGAATGTCGTCACCAGAGTTTTTATTAGTACCCCAAGTGTCAAAAACACCATTGTCTTTCTCCCATTGGGTGCGTTTTAACTTAGCAAGCTCAGATGACATTATTAAGACATTGTCAGCTTTGTGTAAATCATAGTGATTATCGCTAATAGTCTCTCTAGTAAATTCATCCATAGTATATAAACCACCTTTTCCGTAGTTATTCTTAAGAATATAGTTGGCTAAATAAACTAATCGGTCTTCCTCGTTGTTTATAAGTATTCGTTTATACCTACTGTTAGAGAGATACTTTTTGCAGTAAGTACTCCAAAACTTCTCTTTAGTCTCATATCTTTTGTTGATTTGCCAACAAGATGAGTTACAAGGACTTACATTTCTAACATACCCAGACTCGTAAGTCGCATATCTTATACCGTATTTGTCACCTCGTGAATTCATCCACTTAATAGGTAACTCATACTCTGTTGTACCGTTTTTCACTTGTCTTTTGCTTGATATATCTTTTATACCAAGTAGTTTGAAGGTTGATAACGCTTCTTCTTTAGTTTTTATTTCCATAATCTTAATGTTTCTTCAATTCTTTCTCTATCTTCATGGTTCAAGTTGTAGTAATACTCTGCGTAAAATTCATCTAGTGACAAAGTTGTATCAAAATCACCTTTTTCTCCTAGCTCTAGTATCAGCTCGTGAGCTTCATCCCAAGCTTCATCTAAATATCTATTGCTCATACCTTTTGTTTACTGCTTTCGATAAAGTCGTTTACAACTTCACTGTGCTTGGTTTTTAACTCATTCAACTGTTTACCATTCATGTCCTCTGGTACGTTGTAACGTATCTCATCGCCTACTCTGACTATTATCACTTTACCGATAACTAATTTCTTACTCTTGTTCATTTCCATGCTTGTTTTTACGTGAATATTTCTTCTTGTTTCTCTGTGTAAATGGTTTTGAAGCATTCCATATACCATGTAAAGTCTCGCTATCGAGCTTCACACGCCACCATTTATCTTGTTGCTTCTTACTAATCATAATCTTTAATTTTAGTACCCGAGATGAGATTCGAACTCATAACCTACACCTTAGAAGGGTGTTGCTCTATCCAGTTGAGCTACTCGGGCGGGTTTTTAGCGCAAGCAAGTACCATAACCTTTCCGCCTTCCAGCTTTTATGATTATTTCTGCTTGAGCTTGGGTAACTATTTGAATAGTATTCCCAGTTTTGTGGTTAGTTATTGGTACACAAGCATAACGCTCTGTACGGGCGCATTTTATACATGTCTTATAACCTAAATCTAACCTACCTTGTGGTATTTCTACTTTGCATCTACATTTCATACGTTTTCGTTTATTATATTATCCACGAGGAATCGTATTTAATTTGTAATTCTAGTTTCATGCGGTGCAGATACTACTGGTTTAGCTTCGCGGTACATATCTATAGCTCGATCAAACTCGTTTTCACCAATAGCTTGTAATTTCTCAATAACTTGCCATATTTGTGAATGCTCTCTTTGACCTGTTTTATAATACCTATTGTCGTCAGAATAACTATAAAACCAGTCGTGTGACTGTAATTGTGACTCTAAAGTGTCAAATAATTGTTGTACTTCCATACCTTTTTCTTTAATTTTACTCATATTTCCGAATTCATCTTCGCAGTTAATAATACCTATCCTGTTCTTTGTCATAATACTGTTGTATTTCTATGTTTAACATTTCTATTTGCCAGTTATCCACTCGGTTTTCTGACACCCATTCACCAGTTTTTTTAGATTTGAAGTATTCACCTCCTACTAATATAACTTCATCGTGAGTAAATCTCCTAGTCTCTGACATAAGTTAATCCTTTATAGTTAAACCATTCACTTATTCCTTCTACGTCAGTTTCATACTCTAAACAACCGAAGTTCTTAGGTAATTCTGCTACTGTATAAGCTCTCCACTCACTGTACACTGTTACTCCAGCAAACTCATCTGTTAGTGAGATACTGTTATTTTCTTTTGCTAATTTAAAAGTCTTCATTCTTTGTTTTTTTTAACGTTCTACATATATATTATCCACGAGTAGTCGTATTTAATTTGTATAACTATTCATCTTCATCAGTATAACCTTCGTCGTTGTAGAATTCTTCACCACAATTCCCGCAATAAGCGTGAACGTGGTTTTCTCTGTCTTTTCCTAAATTATCTTCACAATTAGGACATCTTAAATCTGTTGCCATATTATTCTTTCTTTTGAGTATAACCATATGTTTTCACTTGGCGATGCTCGTTAATAGTTATAGTTGGTTCTGCTTTGAGCTCTTCAATCTGCTTGTCTATTCTATCGAGTCTTTCTTGACCTTCTAGAGTCTGCTCTTCACATTCCCAATCAGTACCATCAGATACTTGCTCTCTTAACGTTTCTAACGCTAATATAATTAAACTTTTATCCATAATTTAGTTTTTAGGTCTGTGGTGATAACAAACTCCACTCGGGTGACTAGTTTTCTGCTTACATTTAGCATTTGCCTTCGTAGTTGCATAGCAAACCACTGTTGGGTTTTTGCTTTTCTTCACATACTCGGGACTGTGTCGCCAACATAAGTCATTAGTGTTCACTGTAAGTAGGCATCGATCACCTTTTTTAGTTGTTGAAATACACTGAGTATTCTGAGCAAGTCCGCTTACTGAAGCTAACATCGCTGCTATTATTATTACTCTCTTCATAGTATAAATCCCGCTTCTAACGCTTTAATTCTTAACTCTACTTGATCGTCTTCACACTCGTGATTGTTTATCACTCCGAATGGAGATTTAGTTTGGAAATCTACTTCCATGGTAACGTCTTCGCTACATTTTTTACATATTACTTGCATATACTTGATTTATTATTTAATAATTTAGTTGTAGTATGAGAATCGAACTCACATTAACCATTACTACAGTACTCGTTCATATTTGATTTACCAGTAAACGAAGTAGAACTAACTGGACTTTTAACATAAGCGTCTACTAAAACGCACCTACTGGAGTCATCTTAACTTCAGTTTCGATTTCTACTACTTCATCAGTAGTTTCGTTCAACTCGTATGAAGTGATAACCGCTTCAGTGTTTCGAAGTACTTTTGGAATGTTACTCGATGCTGTGTACGACTTGTACTTACTCCAACATGAGAGTGCTTCTAAAGTTTCCTTCATTATCTCGAACGCTTTGTCGTGAGAATAAGTAACGGTTTTTCCGTTCTTGAATGATACTTCGACGTTAGTATCTTTGCCGATTAGAGATTGACGTACTACGAATCTCTTTGATTGAATTAAATTTGCCATAATGACTTGATTTAGTTTAGTTTATAATTTGTTTTCGTTACATATATATTATCCATACTCGTTCGTATTTAGTTTGTAAAAGGTGGATAAATAATTAAGTAGATAATTTAAGTTAGCAGATACTCCGCCACTTGTGTACTCACGTAAATTCTACTTTTCCATAGTTTCGTATACTAAATAGTAGCGTAAGTCGTTAGTAATAATTTCAAATACTTCAGTAAAGTCTTTTGACTCATCGTTCAAGTCAGTATATACTTCGTTTAATAACTTAGTAATAGTTAGTAGTTTTTCTGATTTAGTTGTCATAGTTTGATATTTATTGGTTACGTATATATTATCCAACGACAGTCGTATTTAGTTTGTAATAACTCGTTAGTAGAATAGTGTGACACAAGGCTGTTAAGTAAGACTAGTAACAGGCTAATGTCACAGTTTATTTACTGAGATTAATACACTGATTAGTTCGTAACTCGATGCATGGTTTAGCACTTCAAGTTGCTTTTGATTGTATTCAATACCAGACACTAACTTAGTAGTGATGATGTTGGTGATCATTTTGATAAGGATCTTTTTCATAATAGTTTAATTTAATTTGGTTACATAGATATTATCCATGGTGATTCGTATTGAGCTTGTAAAGACTTATATCGCTAAGTCTCTACAGAACGCTGGCATTGCATTCGAGTTAGTATACGACTTATACTTCGTGAAGCAATTCATCGAGTTGAATCGTGAAGCGTGAGCATTATACACTGCATCGTGATTATACGATACTGACGCACCTTTCTTGTTCACGAATGTAATGATAGTATTAGTACCTATTAACGTCTTGCGTATAACGAATCTCTTCGTAGTAATTTGATTTGAATTAGTCATTTGATTTGATATTTAAGTAGTAGTCGTTCGTTCGATTACATATATATTATCTATTAATAGTCGTATTTAGTTTGTATTAAATATAGTAGAGTATATGGATAGTTATATATATAGATAGGTAGATAGATAACTAGCTAGGTAGATAAGGAGTATATATAGATTGGTATATATGATATGGAGAGGAGAGGGTAGGGGTGGGGTTGATATATTGATTTTGATATAGAGGGGAGGGGGCCCAGGGGGAGGGGGGAACGCAAAACCCCAAAATTTATAATAAAATTTTTTCAGTAGTGTGACATTAGCCTATATAAGGTACTAGTAACAGGCTGTTGTCACAGTAGTAAATAATTCTATAACGATGTGATTATAAGTGTGAAGATAAGAAACAATAACAACGATAAATATAAACATGGGATTATTCAAACAAAAAGGTTACGACGCTGGTGATGACACAGGGTCGAGTCGTAAGGTAGTTAGACAAGCTAACAAGCAAATGAAGCAAGCTAAGTTAGATACTTTTGAAGGAAATACCAACTTAGAGAAGAAGGCTAATATGGCTGCTGCTAAGAATAGAGCTAAGACAGTTGAACGTAAAGCATCTAAAGTAGTTAAGAAGACTGAGAGAAAAGAAGATCGTGCTGCTAGAGTTACTGCTCGTGGGGCTGAAAAAGCTAACAAGTTAAACGCTAGGGCCGCTAAAAATAAAGCTAAGTCTGAGTCAACTGACGACTCCATTATCAAGGGTAGAACTGCTAATAGATCAGATAGATTAGCTAATAAGGCTGTTAAGGTTTCTGCTAGAAGTGAAGCTAAAGCAGAGAAGATTAGTCCAACTAAAGTTACTAAACCAGTTGTTAAAAAAGAAGTTGCTAAAAAAGAAGTTGTTAAAGCTAAAAAGCCAGTTGCTAAAAAAGAAGTTAAAACTAAAAGAGGTACTGGTAAAACTTACAAATCCGCTTGGGATGGTATGAGTGCTGAGAAGAAAGCTGGATTTAAAGGTGGATACGGCGAATTCCAAAAGAAGGCTGTGGCATATAATTCTAGAAAAGACAGCAAAGGCGTTATGAAATCAGATAAAAATAAGACTACTAAGGGGCCTAAGAAAAAAGATGGATCTTACTAGTGAATGACAATTAATACAAACCAAAATCAAACACATGACCTATTATTACTACAAAACCAGCACACTAAATACTGGTAAACCTCAGGTAACTGAAGACAAACTTGCTGAATGGAAACATTTGGCGGATAAAAAGAACTGGAGAATTACCCAGTTAGCAAATGGATACTACCAAACAGAAGTCAACAACCCAAGTGACGAAGAAAGATGGGTTGATGTCACACGTAGAGAAACACTCGATGGGGCTGAAGCTGCTATCAATGGCAGTGTAGAACACTTTGGTAAAAAAGTGGAATTCCTTGACGGACCAAAAGTAGTTAAGACATTTTAAGCTTAACAAAGCAATTTAATTAAATTCAATTCAATACATTATGGAGTACAATTTACCAAGCGAATTGGTCAAGCAACTAGACTTTGGCCAAGAAGCTGAGAATAAAATAATAGCTGGGGTAAATAAACTAGCTAAAGCCGTGAAATCCACATTAGGCGCATCGGGAAAATGCGTTATTTACGAAGATGGAAGAGGCAAACCGGTCATAACAAAAGACGGAGTAACCGTTGCAGAAAGCGTAGTCTTATTTGATCCGGTTGAGAACATGGGTGCAACTCTAGTTAAGGAAGCAGCCAGAAATACAGTACGAGAGGCTGGAGACGGTACAACTACCGCCACTGTTCTAGTGGAAGCCTTGATTAATTCTATACACACCGCCGTCGCTGCGGGTGCAAAGATCAGAGATATAAAAGAAGGGGTTACATCATGCTTAGCAGATGTAGTGAAGTATTTAGATTCATCGTCCGTTGAAGTGGATGGTGATATGCTTAAAGCTGTTTCTAGTATTTCCTGTAATAATGACGTATTTTTAGGGGATATTATTGCTGAAGCTTACGAAAAAGTAGGTAAACACGGTGTAGTTCTCCTAGAAGAGAGTCCTACTGAGGATACATACGTAGAAGTAGTGGACGGAGCGCAGATAGACTGTGGTTTAACCTCGCCTCACTTCATTACTAACACTGAGAAGCATATATGTGAGTTAGATAACCCGCTCGTGCTAACAGTTTCCTCTGAAATACCTAACATTCGTAAGATTCAAGGGATATTAGAGCATGCTATTAAAAATAACCGCTCACTACTTATTGTAGCACCAGTATCGCAGCAAGTTAAGTCTGCACTACTAATGAATAAGGTTAAAGGTAATATAAAAGTAAACATCGTTGACCCACCTGGGTTCGGACCTACTAAAATGGATGCCATAGAGGATCTATCTATATTAACAGGTTCTACAGTTATCAATGAAGAGTTAGGAGATGATCTAGACCTTATAACACCTGAGCATTTAGGTGAGGTTGAATTCTCTGTAACAGATGATAGGAATACTACAATAACTTTAGATGGACCTAGTGATGCTGTATTAGAAAGAATAGTAGAAGTACAAACTAAGATAGCTGATGAGAAGAATGGTTTTATCAAGAAGAAACTAGAACAACGATTAGCCACCTTATCGGGTAGTGTAGGTGTTGTTAAAGTTGGTGCTGATTCTAAGGTTGAACTTAAAGAAAAGAAAGATAGAGTGGAAGATGCTATCTACGCTACCAAGGCTGCTTTGAAAGAAGGGATTGTGTCAGGGGGTGGCATTGCCCTCCTTAATGCATCTCAAAAAATCTCTCCCACTAACGTGGGATATACGGCTTTATTAGAAGCTATAAAATCTCCTTACCAGACAATATTAAACAACGCAGGAATAGAGGTTGCATCTGACTTATTTGAAGGATACGGTATCGATGTTATAACTGGAGAAGTTGTTGATATGGTAGAATCAGGTATTATTGATCCTGTACTAGTAACTAAGACTGCTCTTAAGAATGCTGTAAGTGTAGCGTTAACTATTGTATCAGCAGATTGTGTAATCTCAAATGTAAGAGTAAATGAAGGCAATTAACGATTATATAGTAGTAGAAAGAATTAAGGAGCAGAAGACTACTTCAGGTGGTCTACTACTTACTGATGACACTGACGTAGATAATAGATACAAGAAAGCTAAGGTTATCTCTGTAGGTAATCTAGCTGAGGTAGTTGATGAAGGTAGCACAGTGATGTATGATATGCACGCAGGTCACGACATCTCATATGACGATGTTATGTACCGAATTATCAAACTTAGGGATGTAGTTCTTGTAGAATGAACAGGAGTATAACATCTCAAGATCTTAAAGATTCACATTTCCTCAAGTACTATAGACTGGTTCGGAAATGGGCGTGCAAAGCTAATGATATAAAAGATGCTGACTTAGAGCTCTTGATATATTTAAACTGCTTAACTAGGTTTACTAGAGATGATTTCATCAACGGAGTATACGCTTACACTTGGGATAAACACCGATGGGAGAGATTAAGAAAAGCAGGATGGGTCGAGGTTTGGAGACAGAGGAATAGGACTACTATAAAGTACACAGTTTACAAAACATCGTTTAAGTGTAATCATCTCATAAGTAGAATATATAGAATACTACTAGGTGAAGAAGATGTACCTACTTCCATAACAAATCCTTACTATAGTAACAAGTCATATACAGACAAGGTAATGAACAAAGCTATAGACGACATGATTAAAGATAAAGACAGATGAGTATACTAAATAAGATATTTTCGGCAGGAGCTACGGAGTTAGTTAAAGGTGTTGGTGGTGTACTAGATAGTCTAACCACAACTAAAGAAGAAAAACTAGAAGCGGCTCGTAAAATAAAAGAACTTGTTCTGAATCGTGAGCAAGAAATGCAAAAGGAAGTTTCCAATAGATGGGAAGCGGATATGAAGTCCGACTCTTGGTTATCTAAGAATGTTAGACCTTTAGTTCTTATATTTCTAGTAGTGTCAACGGTATTAATGATATTCATTGACGCTGGAACTATTAAGTTTGTAGTGGAACCTAAGTGGACAGATTTATTGCAACTAGTATTAATAACAGTGATTGGGGCTTACTTCGGTGGTAGGTCTTTAGAAAAAACAAAAAAGTAACAATTAAATTAAATTAAGATGGGTAAAGTAAAAGAAATGGTTGATTTAAAGCCAAAAGCAGAAAAAATAACTGATGAGCAGTTACAAGAACTACAAGCTGTAGTTAATGACAACAATGCTATTCAGTTCCGTGTCGGAGCATTAGAAGCTCAAAAACATGAGTTGATACACCAACAAGTTGGGATTCAATCTAAGATAGTAGAACTTCAAAATACGTTTAGTAAGGAGTATGGTACTTTTGATGTGGATTTATCAGATGGCTCGATTAACTACCCTGAGGATGGAAAGCCACGTAATTAGAAAGATCACTATAGGTAAAGACTATAAGAATGATGCTATGCATTACGCTGTTGGTCAAAATGTCTATGGTGGTCATACGATATGTGATATACTAGAGGAAGAGACTAAGTACTCTATTTATATACGAAAGAAGGATATAGTTATTCCATGGAAGGACTTTAATAAGAACATGGCTATATCAGTGGAATATGACTTGGAATACTAATGAGGAGTTTATTCAACTTCATAGTATCTCCAGACGGGGAAAGATACAATAACTCTGTTAAGGTTGGTGATAAAGATCTCATTTTAAATACTGAGATCTTTAATCATCAATATGTAAACAGGAATGCTGTTGTATTAAAAACACCTGTAGTTACTGAATCTAAAATAAAGGAAGGTGATAAAATTGTAGTTCACCACAACGTTTTTAGAAGATGGCACAATGTCAAGGGAATAGAGAAGAACAGTAGATCGTTTATGAATGAGAATGAATACACAATAAGTGATGATCAAATATTCTTACATAAATCAAAAGACTCTGATGATTGGAATGCTACAGACGGTTATTGTTTTGTACAACCATTAAAATCCACAGAAGACTTCGATGTAGATACTGAAGAGCCTCTAATAGGTATAGTGAAGTACACTGATGGCACTCACAAGCAAGGTGATCTAGTAGGATTCACTCCAGTTTCTAAATATGAGTTTGTAATTGGTGGTAAGAGATTATACAGAGTTATGAACCAATTTATTACTATTAAATATGAATATAAAGGAAACGAAGAGGAGTATAATCCAAGCTGGGCATAAAGCAGTTGAAGAACTAATCAAAGTTGCTAAAGAAGCTATTGTAGATTCAGACGACGATATATCTGCTGATAGGCTTAAGAATGCTGCTGCTACAAAAAAGCTAGCTATATTCGATGCTTTTGAGATACTTAATAGAATAGAAGAAGAGGAGCAGGTTATAAATGATTTAGAGAGTTCCAAAAAAGATCTAAACAAACCTAAGTTCCAAGGATTCGCAGAAGGGAGGAGCAAGTAATGTACGAGCAATCACTATATAAGATAATAGAACCAGTTAAGCTTACCACCATTAAGAGACTCAACAAGGGCAAGAAGTGGAAGTACGGTTATGACAAAGGCAGCGATGTAGTTGTAGTGTCTAAGACCGGTGAGATTGGTGAGGTAATAGAGATACAAGGGTTAAAGATAGCTTTACCTAAAGTACCTAAAGAAGTATTTAGTTGTTCAAAAAATAGTAAAGAACAAAAGTGGAGAAGGTTTAAACCTAACGAAGCTTTTAGTAAGATAAAGACTAGATTCGACTGGGACGATTACCCAAAAGAATTTAAAGAACTACATTATAAATACATCGACGAAGAGTTTAAAAGAAGGGATAGTGGTTTTTGGTTTACAAATAACGGTATCCCAACTTGGATTCCTGGTAGTTACTATATGTACTTACAGTGGAGTAAGATAGATGTTGGAGCCCCTGATTTTAGAGAAGCTAATAGGTTATTCTTTATATTCTGGGAGGCTTGTAAAGCTGATCAACGTTGCTACGGGATGTGCTATTTAAAGAATAGACGTTCAGGTTTTTCTTTTATGAGTTCGGCTGAAACCGTTAATTTAGCTACTCTAGCAAGTGATAGTAGATTTGGAGTGTTATCCAAAAGTGGTGGTGATGCGAAGAAGATGTTTACAGATAAAATAGTACCTATAAGTATTAATTATCCATTTTTCTTTAAGCCTATACAAGATGGTATGGATCGCCCTAAGTCAGAGCTGGCTTACCGTGTTCCAGCTAAGAAGTTCACTAGAAGAAAGATGAGGGAGACCGAGGTTGAAGACAGTATGGAGGGTCTTGACACTACTATTGACTGGAAGAATACCGGAGACAATAGCTACGATGGTGAAAAGCTCTCCTTATTGGTCCACGATGAAAGTGGTAAATGGGAGAGGCCTGATAATATCTTAAACAACTGGAGAGTTACTAAAACCTGTTTAAGGTTAGGTGGTAGAATAGTTGGTAAGTGTATGATGGGCTCAACTTCCAACTCGTTAGATAAAGGTGGTAATAACTTTAAGAAACTGTATGGAGACTCTAACGTCACAAAGCGAAATAGAAATGGACAGACTAAATCTGGTTTATATTCTTTGTTTGTGCCAATGGAGTGGAACTATGAAGGATTTATTGACCAGCACGGAGTTCCAGTATTTGATACACCAGACGATGAAAGGTACGGGCCTCATGGTGAACTAATAGACATAGGTGTTGTTGATTATTGGGAGAATGAAGTTGATGGCTTAAGAGGTGATCAAGACGGACTAAATGAATTCTACAGACAATTCCCTAGAACAGAGGAGCACGCATTTAGAGATGAGACGAAGAATAGTTTGTTTAACCTCGTTAAGATATACGAACAAATAGATTATAATGAGGGGAATAGAAACTCTTCAGTATTAACCACTGGTAACTTCCAATGGGAGAATGGAGTTAAAGATACTCAAGTAACATTCAACCCAGATCCTAATGGTAGATTTAAAGTAAGTTGGGTTCCTAGTAGAGGAATGCAGAATAATGTTATACTAAAGAATGGAGTTAAATACCCTGGAAACGAACACGTTGGTGCGTTTGGCTGTGACAGCTACGACATTAGTGGTACTGTGGATGGTAAAGGCTCTAAAGGAGCGCTACATGGATTAACGAAATTCAGTATGGAAGATGCTCCAGCTAATACATTCTTTTTAGAATATGTTGCTAGGCCTCAGACTGCTGAGATCTTCTTTGAAGACATCCTAATGGCACTTGTATTCTACGGGATGCCAATACTCGCTGAGAACAATAAACCTCGTCTATTGTATTATTTACGTAGAAGAGGTTATAGAGGTTTTAGTATGAATAGACCTGATAAGGTTTGGAATAAATTATCTGTAACAGAAAGAGAGGTTGGTGGAATGCCAAATTCTAGTGAAGATATAAAGCAAGCACATGCTGCTGCAATTGAAATGTATATCAATGATCATGTTGGTCACTTAGAAGATGGTACTTATGGTACTGTTTATTTCAGTGAAACATTAAATGATTGGAGTAAGTTTGATATAAATAAAAGAACAAAGTACGATGCTGCTATTAGCTCTGGTCTAGCGATCATGGCTTGCAATAGGCATTTATACCGACCAAACCCAGAAGTTAAAAAACAACCATTAGGTATAAGTATATCGAAATACACTAACACCGGATTTAATTCAACAATAATTAAAAAGTAAGTTATGGCAGAGTCTGCGATAAGGAATTTCCCTTCACAAGCAGTTAGTGATTTAGAGAAAATGACCCAAGAATACGGGCTGAAAGTAGCTCGAGCTATTGAGCACGAATGGTTCTCTGGCGCTACATCTAAGTATAGTGGTAATATAAACAACTTTCACAGCTTGAGGTTGTATGCTAGAGGGGAGCAACCAGTACAGAAATATAAGAATGAACTATCTATAAATGGTGACTTAAGCTACTTAAACCTAGATTGGAAACCGGTGCCTATCGTACCGAAGTTTGTTGACATTGTAGTTAATGGTATGGCTCAAAGAGCATACGATGTTAAGGCTTTTTCTCAAGATTCATATGGCATCAGTAAGAGGACTAAGTACATGGAGTCAATGCTTAAAGACATTAAGTCTAAAGAGTATAACGATATGGTCCAGGAAGGTTTTGAGATGGATATTTACGAGAACCAAAAAGAAACCTTACCTGACACAGAAGAAGAGTTAGCTCTTCACATGCAACTTAATTACAAACAAGCTGTTGAACTAGCTGAGGAGCAAGCTATAAATGTCTTAATGGAAGGTAGTAAATTCGACCTCATTAAAAGAAGATCTTTATACGATTTAACTACTATAGGTATTGGCGCTGTTAAAACTACATTTGATTGGAGTGAAGGAGCTAGAATACAATATGTTGATCCAGCTAATTTAGTTTATTCATACACTGAGTCTCCATATTTTGAGGACATATATTATGTTGGCGAAGTTAAAGATATTCCAATTAATGAACTAGTGAAAGAGTTCCCTAATTTATCTGAGTCTGAGATTTATGATATAGTAGAAGGTTCTAAGGGTTCTGTCAAGTCAATGACTAGGCACAACGGAGATATGAATAAGATTAGTGTATTATACTTTAATTACAAAACGCACAAAAATAACACCTACAAAGTAAAAGAGACAGGATCAGGTGCTACTAAAGTTATCGAGAAAGATGACACTTTTAATCCACCTATGGATATGGATGGTAACTATTCTAAGCTTGAGAGAGTTATGGAATGCTTGTACGAGGGTGTATTAATACTAGGTACAGATAAGTTGTTGAAATGGGAGATGGCTAAGAACATGCTTAGAACTAAATCCAATTTTGACAAAGTTAAAATGAACTACAGTATCGTTGCACCTAGAATGTACAACGGTAAGATAGAGTCTATAGTTAGTAGAATAACTGGGTTTGCTGATATGATTCAGTTAACCCATTTAAAACTTCAACAAGTTCTTTCTCGTATGGTTCCAGATGGTGTCTATTTAGATGCTGATGGATTAGCCGAGATTGACTTAGGGAATGGTACAAACTATTCTCCACAAGAAGCTTTAAACATGTTCTTCCAAACAGGTTCTGTTATAGGTAGAAGCTTTACTTCAGAGGGTGATCAAAACCCTGGTAAAGTACCTATCCAACAAATACAGAACGGTGGTGGTGGTAATAAGATTCAGAGTCTTATACAAACATACAACTACTATTTGCAAATGATTCGTGATGTCACTGGGCTCAATGAAGCTAGAGATGCGTCAACACCGGATAAAAATGCTTTAGTAGGTATTCAGAAGTTAGCAGCTGCTAATTCTAATACAGCAACTAGACATATATTACAGTCTATGTTGTTATTAGCTTCAGAGTCAGCGGAAGCTTTATCACTAAGGATTTCAGACATTATAGAATATTCCCCAACTAAAGAAGCATTCATTCAATCTATAGGAGCACATAACGTAGCTACTTTGGAGGAGATGGGTGAGTTACACTTATATGATTTTGGTATATTTATAGAGTTAATGCCTGATGAGGAGGAGAAACAAATGCTTGAGAATAATATTCAAATAGCATTGTCTCAACAGTTAATAGATTTAGATGACGCGATTGATCTTAGGGATGTTAGGAATGTTAAGTTAGCAAACCAACTGTTAAAGATTAAGAGAAAGAAGAAACTTGAGCGAGATCAAAAGATGCAGCAAGAGAATATTCAAGCTCAGTCTCAAGCTAACCAACAAGCGCAACAATCAGCAGCTCAAGCCGAAGTTCAAAAGAATCAAGCTAAAACTCAATCTGACGCTCAACTGGAACAGACTAAAACTCAATTGAAGATTCAATACCTACAACAAGAAGCTCAAGTTAAAAAAGAGTTAATGCAGTTAGAATTTGAGTTAAACTCTAGATTACAATCTGGAGAAAGAGAGTTGAAAGATAGGCAAGAAGCAATGAGGGAAGACAGAAAAGATGGTCGAGTAGATAAGCAAGCTCAATATCAAAAAGATTTAGTAGATAGAAAAAATCAGGGTGAAACACTTAAAAAGTTTGAATCATCAGGTAATGATATAGTTGGAGGTGGAGCTGGGTTAAGTAAATACTAGCCCCACTTATTTTTTAATTTTATAATATTTTATTATGGCAGAAGATCAAGTAGATACAACCGAAGAAGTTGTAGAACAAGTGGACGAGTCAAAGTTTGAGAGTGCTGGAGACGATAGTATACTTAAGGTAGATTTAAGTAAACCACCAGTTCAGAAAGAAGAGAAAGTCGAAGAGACTGAAACTGAGAAAGTAGTTGAAGAAGTTACGGGAGAACCTGAAACAGAAGTTGTAGCAGAAGTAGAAGATACTGTGTTGCAGGAAATCACTGATGAAGAGGTTGAGGAAGTAGAAGAGCAAGTTGAAGAAGCAATAGCTGAAGCACAAGCTACTGGAAAACCTTTACCAGAGAATATCCAGAAACTAGTGGACTTTATGGAAGACACTGGTGGAGATTTAAACGACTACGTGAGTTTAAATAGAGACACATCTAAATTAGATGACTCTGAAATACTCGATGAGTATTATAGAAAAACTAAATCTCATTTATCCGCTGAAGAGAGAAACTTTTTATTGGAAGATAAATATGGTTTCGATGAAGACGTAGATGATGACAGAACAATAAGATCAAAGAAAATCGCTTTGAAAGAGCAAGTTGCTGAAGCGAAGGCCTATATAGACGGGCAAAAGTCTAAATATTACGAAGAGATTAAAGCTGGAAGTAAACTCACTGATGAGCAACAGAAAGCAGTTAACTTCTTCGATCGTTACAATAAGGAATCTGAAGAGACTAACAAGCTAACAGAGACTAACAAGCAAGTTTTTCAACAGAAGACTGATAATCTATTCAACGACAAGTTCAAAGGTTTTGACTACAGCGTCGGAGAAAAGAAGTACAGGTTTAATGTTAAAAACGTAGATGACGTTAAGAATACTCAAAGCGATCTTAATAACTTCGTCCAAAAGTTTTTGGGTAAAGATAATAAGATGAAAGATGCTAAGGGTTATCACAAGTCTTTATTTACAGCAATGAATGCTGATGCTGTTGCTCAACATTTTTATGAGCAAGGAAAAGCAGATGCAATCAAAGATACTGTAGCTAAAGGTAAGAACATTAATGTCGGGGCTCGTGGCACTCATGGTGAAACAAACATAGGTGGTACAAAGTTTAGAGTGCTAGGTGAAGGTTCAGATGATTTCAAATTCAAGATTAGAAAAAAGAAATAATTAAACTTTAAATTAAAAAATTATGGCAATTACAAGTGGAAACGCTCCAGACGCGGCTCCAAGAAAAATAGCGCTATCATCGAACTACGTGGACTTTACGTCTGCTGCTGGGTCGTGGGCACAACAATACCTTCCAGATTTAATGGAGAAGGAAGCTGAGATTTATGGTAACAGAACAATCTCAGGATTTTTATCACAAATAGGTGCTGAAGAAGCTTCTTCCTCTGACAGAGTTCTTTGGTCGGAACAAGGGCGTTTACATCTATCTTACCAAGCTACGTATGTGAGCACGGGTATTATCAATCTTACTAAAGATGTAGATGGTGCTGCAATTGCGAACAACGAAGCTGGTGTTAGAGTAGGTGATACAATTCTTTTATCTAATGCCGCTGGTACACTTAAGTGTTACGTTTCATCTGTAGATACTGGAACTGCTAACAATAGAATTACTCTACAACCTTATGGACAGGCCAATATAGATTCTTTAGGTACAGCAACTACTGCAGATATTTACAGAGTGTTAGTTTATGGTTCTGAATTCTCGAAAGGGCAAGACGGTAGATCTTTGGCTAATACTCCAAAATTTGTATCTCACCAAAATAAGCACATCATCTTGAAAGACTTCTACGAGGTTTCAGGTTCTGATGCATCTGCAATTGGATGGGTAGAAGTTTCTGGTGAAGAAGGTCAAAATGGTTACTTATGGTACCTAAAAGCTTCTGGTGATACTAAATCAAGGTTCACTGATTACTTAGAAATGGCTTTATTAGAGAGTGAGTTAGCTCATGCTGATTCTGTTATCGCTTTGTCTTCTGGTGCTGATTTAGGTGTTAATAACGCTGGTACAGAAGGTTTGTTCAAAGCTATTACCACAAGAGGTCACCAAACTACTGGTGTTACTGGTGTTAATGCTGCTACTGATTTAGCTGAGTTTGATGCTATGTTAGCAACCTTTGATTCCAATGGTGCCATTGAAGAAAACATGATGTTTGTTGATAGAGCTACGTCTCTAGCTATGGATGACATGCTAGCTTCTATGAACTCTTACGGAGCTGGTGGTACTTCTTATGGAGTGTTTGACAACGACGAAGACATGGCTTTAAATTTAGGTTTCTCTGGTTTCAGAAGAGGTTCTTACGACTTCTACAAATCTGATTTCAAATACTTGAATGACAAAGGAATGAGAGGTGGTTTGAATGATACTACTGCTCCTATTAGAGGGGTTGTTGTTCCAGCTGGTGTTTCTTCAGTTTATGACCAACAGTTAGGAAAGAACATGAAACGTCCTTTCTTACACGTTAGATATAGAACTTCTGAAGCTGATGATCGTAAATTAAAAACTTGGATTACTGGTTCTGTTGGAGCTCAAACTTCAGGTAAAGATACGATGGAAGTACACTACTTATCTGAAAGATGTTTAGTTGTACAAGGTGCTAATAACTTCATGTTAATGAACTAAGCATTGTTATATATTAAGGAGTCGGGGTTCAGGCCCTGACCCTTTTTATTTTATTAATTTATATTATATTATATTATGGCTAAAAAAGCTAAAAAAACAGAGAAGGTTCATGTAGAACCTCAAGTTGAAACAATGGAAGAGGTGGTTACAGAATTTTTTGAAGAAACTGTAGTTGCAGAACCAAAGAAGAAAGCGGTTATGGACACTCCAAAACCTAAAAAAAATAGTTGGGAAATTAAAGATAGAACTTATTTCCTAAAAAATGGAGCGTCCCCACTGACGTACTTAATAAGAGGAAGTAACATTTACTGGTTTGATGAAACAGCTGGTTATGAAAGAGAGCTAAAGCATACTTCAAATCAAAGAACTGCGTTTGTTGACGAAATGAAGGGTGACCAAAGAATGGCTCATATTGTTTTTGAAAATGGGGTATTAACCGTGCCTAAAGAAAAAACAGTATTACAAAAGTTATTATCATTATACCACCCTCATAAAGATAAAATCTATCACGAGCACAAACCAGCTGAGGTAGCCGCAAGTGATATTGACTTCTTAGAAATGGAATTTGATGCTATGTCAGCAGCAATGAATTTAGACATCGATATGGCTGAAGCTGTGATGCGTGTAGAGCTTGGCTCTAAGGTATCAGAGATGAGTTCTAAGGAACTTAAAAGAGATTTATTATTATACGCTAAAAGAAATCCAGCGTTGTTCTTAGAGTTAGTTAATGACGATAATGTACAACTAAGGAATTTTGGTATTAAAGCAACAGAGCTAAACATTATAAAGTTATCATCAGATCAAAGACACTTTATGTGGGGATCTAACGATAGAAAACTTATGACAGTTCCGTTTGATGAACACCCGTACTCCGCACTTGCGCAGTGGTTTAAAACTGATGAAGGTATGGAAGTATATACTAATATTGAGAAGCGGTTATCTTAACCGTTTTCTTTCCAATTAATATCACAAACCTTAAACCTTAATCCTTAAACCTTAATTCATAAACAAATATTAATTATTAAAAACAAAAAACAATCATGGTAAAACCAGTAGAGAACTATTTGTATTTTGCTTTAACAGGGACGGCGGGTGACGCGGCAAATGATGCCGTTTGCTACCCAGTCTCTAGTTTTATAGGAGCAACTTGGAATCACGCTGCAAGAACAATATTAAGGTTTGAAGACAACACAGCTAATACAATTGATGGTGCAGTGTCTAAAAAGTTTAATGATGTAGTGTTAACACACGAAACGCTAGCAACAAGAGGAACGATCCACATGGATATAGTCAAAGCAATGGCTAGAATAATGGCAAACCCAGGAAGAGGGAGAGTAATAACTGTTGTAGATACTGCTAGTGGCATTATTGCAGAAGAATTTGAAGGGTTGAATAACACAACTGCAATTTCTTGCGCAACTGCTTTTGGTATAACTCAAGGATAAAATATAAATTATGATAGTAATATACAACGCACACGCAACTATTAATAGCACAGCTACGTTAAACGCATACCAAGCAAAAGATTTTTATGGTATGGAGTCAACAGCAGCAGGGGTTGTTACCTCAGCATATCTAGGAGCTGCTAATCACTCAGACGCTGGAGATTTAATTGCTTTAACAGTAGTTAGCTCAGGCACTGATGATGTGGACAGAATTAATAGAATTGCTGCAATGGACGCTATGGTGTCTAAAAATAATGTAGTAAACAAAAAAGGCTTCGTCGTTGCCTTCTCAGAAATCGAAAATGTTAAACCAGGAGGTATTACAGGTATTGCTGTAACTATTGACTCTTAATAATAAAAAAATGAAACAACCTTATTTATATTTCGGAAGAAAAGGATACATGGCGAGAGCCGCTCTTGCAGATGGAGATTATTCAGGAACAGCAATGACTATAGCTAACTCTCTTATGCTACCAGCAGATGTTGCATCAGGAGTATTAAAGCCATCCTTAGAATTAACACATAGATGTGTAACAGCTCAAGCGTCTGCCAAAAGATCAGCTATTGTAGTAGCAGCTGGGCCAAGGCCAGGAACACAAGCTTTTTCTGGAGCACCAACTAACTTTGTTGCTGGAGAAGTATCTATACTAGATAGTGCTACGGGATGCTTTATCGATGGTGATCAAGAACTCAACATTAATGTTGTTGGTACTGATGGTGGTATTACTCCACACGCTAATGACTTTGTTTATTTAGAGGAAATCAAGTTTGCTGCGGAAGTTCTACCGTTCAACGCAACGGGGGCTGATATATGCTTGCCAGCTGCATCTTTTATTAGTGCACAGCCATTAGCTTATACTGCTGGTGCTGGAATTCACTGGGATGGTGCAGCTCAAGATGCAACTCAATTAATATTTAAACCTTTAGCTCCTCAAGCAGGTGGTGGTGTTAAAACTATAACAATGATACATACTGCTAACAAGTACAGAGAAATCTGTGATGCAATGCAAGAGCTTTGCAACTCTCAGGTAACTGAAGAAGCTATCAAAGTTCATCACCTAACGGGTGGAGGACAGTTCTTGCATAATGCTTTTACTAGTAGAGGTATTAGAGTATATGGTTTAAGTATCGTTTAGTAATACATATTTATCAATTAATATTAATAGCCATCCTTGCGGGTGGCTATTTTTTTTGCCTAGTAGTAACTCCTCACTTTACTATGTAACTATAATATTGTAAAATAGTATGGTATGAAATCAATAGGATTAGGAGATACAATAGAGAAATTCACGAAATTTACAGGTATAAAAACCTTAGTCAATTTAACTACTAAGAAAAAAGATTGTGGATGTAATAAAAGGAAGAATTGGTTGAATGATCAATTCCCTTACAAATTAAAAGAAGATGGCAGTAAGCATAGATAACGTTTACCAACAAGTTTTAGTTATAGCTAATAAGGAACAGAGGGGTTATATAACTCCTCAGGAGTTTAATCTATTAGCACGTAAAGCTCAGCTAGATGTGTTTGAAAATTACTTCAATGATCTAGATGCTTTTAGAAAGAAGCCAGGTAATGATACAGTATACGCAGATGAGATAGATTCTATACAAGAGAAGATAGATGTACACGAAAAGTTTTTTCAATTTGTAGATATGAATGCTAGTGGTGGTGGTACATTACCAACAAGCTACAAAATGGGTAGGTTAAGTCATAATAATAGCGCTCAGGAGATTCAAGTCAATGCAACGGTTAGTTCGAACATCATAGCCTTTGACACGACTGTAGATACCCTAGGTTTGGCCGTTGGTGATGAAGTGTATTTAACTTTAACTGGCGCATTATTGGGTACTATCACAGCGTTAAAACCTACTAATGATTATAATATAACTATTAATGCAGCAGCAAGTATTACTAATGATCACTATGTAACGGTAATGCCAAATAGAAATAATGGAGGTTACAAAGAAGTACAACTAGTTAATCAAAACAAGCTGAATAACTATATGAACTCTGGTAAGTTAAAGCCTACCACTAAATACCCTGTATACGTAAAAACATCTGAGACAGCTATACAAGTTTATCCCACGAGTATAATTACTGGGGTTGCATGTAACTACATAGCTAAACCAGCGGATCCTAAATGGACTTACGTAGTGATAAACGAAAAAGCATTGTATAACGCATCTGACGCGGGATTGCAGAATTTCCAATTACACGAATCCGAGGAGAGCACGTTGACAAACAAAATACTAGAGCTAGCTGGTATTGTATTAAACAAACCAGGTCTTTCTGAGGTTGTACTTAGAAATGAGCAAATAAAAGAAGCAAAAGAAAATAGATAATTATGGGGTTATTAGACGGAACTACACAGAACGCTTACCATACAGGCACAGATAAAGGTAACTACCAATTTGTATCACTTGATGATATTATAGGTTCATTCCTAGCTGTGTATGTTGGAGAGAATAAAATACTTAATAAAGTTAGTAGAGCTGATGTACAGTTCCATGGGATGAGAGCAATACAAGAATTATCATACGATGTTCTTCGTTCTCACAAAGCTTATGAAATAGAAGTACCTAGCACTTTGGTTATGTACCTACCTCAAGATTATGTTAACTATACTAAAATAGTTAGAGTGGATTCTAATGGTATAGAAAAACCTTTATATCCTACAGGTAAGACATCAAATCCTTTCCCTATAGATCAAAACACCGACGGAGTATATCAACTTACTGATAATACTCTTGACATTCAAGGTACCGCTGAGACAAACTTAAATCCCCACACTTCAGATACACGTAGTAGTTTTAGCACTCTGCAATCATCTAATACAAATAGTGATTCACATAACACGGATCACTCGGTACTTGACAATAGAGGTAGAAGATATGGTTTAGACCCTCAACACGCTCAAGATAACGGTACATTTTACATAGATAATTCAACTGGGTTTATACACTTTGGTTCTAACCTAGCTGGGCAAACTATTATATTAAAATATATTAGCGATGGTTTAGGTACTGATGGTGAGATGTTAGTTCATAAATTCGCTGAAGAAGCAATATACAAACATATCATGTATGGGTTAGTATCTGGTAGATCAGGTATTCCTGAGTATGTAGTGCAAAGATACAAGAAAGAGAAGTTTGCAGAAACTAGGAAAGCTAAGATTAGACTTTCTAATATAAAAATGGAAGAGTTCACTCAGGTATTGAGAGGTCTTAGTAAACCAATTAAGTAGTAGTTTATGTCAGAAATAAAACACACGTTTCAAGCTGGGAAAATGAACAAAGATCTCGATGAGAGATTAGTTCCTCAAGGAGAGTATAGAGACGCTTTAAATATAGAGGTTAGAACTTCAGATGGTAGCGATGTTGGTACTGCGCAGACTTTGCATGGTAATAAAGAGAGAGTTAACGACGCTGATTTTAGTGAGGTGAACCCAACCGTTAGTTGGACTGGTATACCCAGTAGGTTTGTTGGGTCTGTTGCTGACGGTAAAGCAGATAGAGCCTACTTCTTTATAGCTTCACCTAAACCTAGTGTCTTTGACTCAACTAAGGTTACAGCAACTAAGTTATACAAAGACATGATTGTTATGTATGACAATGTTGCTAAGACATTAAAGCCAGTTGTCACGGATATTTTTAGAGTTGAATTTACTAACATAACAAGTGGAGTTGCTAATAATCACATAGAAGATGCAGCCACTGTTTATGATTTCATAGACATTCCAACAACCGTGGGCAACGATAATATAAGAGCTGGGATGCGAGGGCGTGTTTACGATACCAACGGTGCTTTATTACCAAACTTTTCAGTAGCCGATTCTGATGACTCTAATACGTTTACTGTCAGGGAGGTTAAATACACTACACTGACAGACACCACAAACGTTTGGCGAATCTACTTGACTACCACTGTAACGGGGGTGTTAACCGACGCTAAAGTGTGGACATTTGAAGCAGACAAAGTTTTAAACTTCACAAATACTGACCCTTATAATGTCCTAATAACAGGTATAAATGTTATTGACAATCTACTACTCTGGACAGACAACAAGTCTGAGCCAAAGAAGATAAACATAGACAGACGTATAGGTAAAGTTAATGATGATAGTGAGAGCTTTGAATCCCACTCAAGATTAAAGATTGTTAAACCAGGCACAGTAGACACTTTGGAGTATGCTCTTTCAGCGCCACTAGATCCAGGTTTAAAAGAAGAACACATAACCGTTATTAGAAGAGCACCTCGTACATCGCTTAGATTAGAGATGTCATCTTTTGAAGATGGTGTTGAGTTAGACATTACCGGTAGTGTAGTAAAATCTTTTGTTGATGGTACTGGAGATCCTATTGTAGTTGGCTCAGAAATTGATGTAGAAATTTCAGGGATTGAAAATATACCCGCTGGAGAGAGTGATGAAACATACTCTATAGGTTTTCAATACACTGCTGGTCAAATCGTTATATTAGAGAATGATTCTACCCCTGGGGAGACACTTACGATAAGAGCTGTAGTAATTAGTGCTCAGTGGAACTCTGATAACACAGTGTTTAATCATACATTAAGAATAAATAGCATAGACTCGTCTATAACATCAGGTCATGAAGAGTGGACTACTTCTATAGAGCAGGCTAAACCTTTATTTGAATTTAATCTAGGTAGGTTCTCCTATAGATATAAATACCAAGATGGTGAGTATTCATCTTTCGCTCCATGGTCAGAGCTTGCTTTCCTACCTGGAAAACAAGACTATGTCCCATCTAAGGGTTATAACTTAGGTATGGTTAACACTGTTAGGTACTTAAGAGTAACCGACTTTGTAGTAGATGATTACCAAAGACCTGATGATATAGTTGAAGTAGATGTTTTATACAAAGACACGGTATCACCTAACGTTCGCGTAGTTAAGTCTATCAAAAAAAATGTTGACCCTGAATGGAATGACAACTCAGACATCGGTGGTAATTCTGGTGTAATAAATATATCATCAGAGATGATGCATAGAACGTTACCGTCATCTCAAATATTGAGAGCTTGGGATAATGTACCTAAGTTAGCTTTAGCTCAAGAGGTAACCGGCAATAGATTAGTCTATGGTAACTACCTACAGAACTTTAACATTGGAGCACCTGTGGTAGTTAGTCCTAGCATTATAAGTGTAGATCACTCAGAATTTTTAGATGGTGATGATGTATTAGAGTTGATGCCAGTTAAATCCCTAAAGTCTATTAGGAAGTATAAAATAGGTGTAGTATTCGGGGATAAATATGGAAGAGAAACCCCAGTAATGGGCATTGGGGGTGAGACAGATGGTACAGTTGTTATACCTTCTAGTATAGCTGTAGAAAAGATTAACTCTTCTAAAGTTAATCAAATACAAGCTTCACTGTCTTGGGGTAGTGGAAATCCAGATAGTTGGATGGAATATTATAAATACTATGTTAAGGAGACGACAAACGAATACTACAACCTTGTGTTACATAGATGGTATAATGCTGAGGATGGTAACGTATGGTTAGCTTTTAGTTCTGCTGATAGAAATAAGGTAGATGAGGAGACATATATAACACTTAAGAATGTTCATGGAGGCGAAACCGCAGTCATGGATGAAGCCAGGTATAAGATACTAGCAATAGAAAATGAAGCACCTGATTTCGTTAAGATAACTGAAAAAGGTTTAGGTAGTAAAATGTTTAGTGCTATTATAGGTGAAGCTGGAGATAATGATGTTAGCGAAATAGCAGTTAGCATGGTTGTAGACTTTCAAGCTAGTTTCAATGACGATATATTTAATGACATTTCATTTAAAGGAACAGGCTTTGCTAGAATCACAGCTGTAAAAGATGATGTACAGGTCAAGTCTAAATGGGTGGGAGTATCATCAATAGAAATGGGTACTAGTGCATTGCAGTTCGTAAAAACTGCAGAGCCTTGGGGTGTGTCAGCTGAGCTATGGGACCATTTTGGAGTAGAGTATAACGACCCTGGTATAGATTGGGGCGTGGATATGATGGATGCTGTAGTTGAGAACAAACCTGAATTTGATGGTAGGTTTTTTGTTAAGGTGCTTAGAGATGGGGTGTTATCAACCAATATAATGGCGACAACAAGTGACTCAGTTACTTACAATATTGTTGATACGTTTAACTTCTCTAGTGTAGATACTAAAAATATAAATGGAAAAAACCCAGCCAATCCCGATGCCGATTACAAAGGAGATTACAAGGGTATTGCTTCAACCGCAACACCAGAGGTAGATAGAACAGATTTTCTTTGGAACAATGGTACAAGTGGTTTTGTAATTGCTGGAAACTCACATGGTCAAGTTAAGTTTAATTATGGGTGTACAGACGAAACTGGTGGTGGTGAAGAAACTAAAGACTTTTGGGAAAAAACTAAATATACCATTGGTAGAGGTTGGATAATGGATGGGTCTAATAGGGCTACGTCTTGGTCAGGTGAATCTGATTATCATCAAACACCACTTGGTGGTTTGAGAACCAGCGGTGGAGTTTCTAAAATAGATTTCAGTTCTACAGCTCCAGGTAAAGAAGTATCTGATAGCGCAAATAACTTTAAATTAGCAATGACTCCTGGTACTCTTTTTAGGTTTTTATCAGATCCACTAGACCAGGTTTATAGAGTTACAGATGTTGATTCAAATAAGTGGCATTACAATTTTCACCAAAAGAGGCTCGCGGGGTTAGAATGTGTATTATGTGATACCAAGAGCGATAACCATAGATGGGATTATTGCTATAGAAATAAGTTTACTCTTAGCTTTGTTAATGTAGTAGACAGTAGTCCATTAAATACTGGCTTGTGGGATCCTAGAAGCGCAATGAGGAATGATGGTACTGAGAGTTCAAAAATTGTAATAGTTGAACCTTCTTTCAATGATGGTTCAATATTAGACTTTAAGGAAGGTAATGCTATATGGGAGACAGAACCTAAGGAAGATGTAGGTTTAGATTTATACTACGAAGCGACTGACGCTTTACCTATAAAACTATCACAAGAGAATATAGAATCATACTGTCCTACAGAATCTCCGATCACAGTATATAGACCAGGGGCTAATCTTAATCCAGTAACTGTAGCTAATGCACCTGTAGTAAACACAGCCGTTAGAGATGTTGTTGGGGTTAGAGATTTCACAAGTGGGGGTGTTTTTCCTTTCCAAATAGCTTTAAAGGATACCCTTAAGTTTACACATGCAGATGGTGGTGCTACTGAAGCTGAGGTTATAGATCATATGTACCCAATACCTTTATACGCTAACACTTACGGCAATTCTGATGCTGCTGGAGGATCTGAAGATAGGTCTTCAGGTTATACTACTGCAACATACAAGTCATCGTTTAGTATTGCCCTACCATGCACGGTGGCTGAAATAAGCACAGTTACTATTGATGATAGTACTACTGGCACTACTGATGGTGTAGAGATTTTTGGGTGTATAGATCAAGCTTATTTAGAATATAATTCATCAGCTAACGTAGATGATGGTAGTTGTGTAACTTTAGTAGTTTATGGTTGTATGGATGCTGACGCAACAAACTATAATGCAGATGCAAACGAAGATGACGGTTCTTGTGAGTATGCTATAGATTATTGTAGCGACCCTAACAGTACTACACCTCCTAATGTAGGATGTAGATGGAATGCGAATGATGGCTCCGTTGAAACAACAGGTAACGGGACAGTTTACAATGGTTTTGTAGTTAAGCGTGATGAAGGAGTTAGTGAAGGTGATCCAATAACTGGATTCATGGTGATGATGTCAGATATGGATGAAGGGAATAAGAAAAATTGGGATGATTGGTATGATTATTTTGCGTACGAATTAAACGACAATAGTACAATTGAGTGGCCTGACATTGATCAACTAGAGCTTATAGAGAGTGTGAGAAATGAATATCTATTGTGTGCAAATAATACTTCTTGCCCAGACTTAAATGATTTTGTTAATTTTAATAATGCTTCTTATTGGTCTTCCTCGGGTTATTTATTAAATGCATCTAACCTTCACTTCTATAACGGCATCATAACTGAGAGTAGCCCCAAACTTAATGAACTGAGGGTTCGTGGTATAATACCGTTCACCTACACCCCGCCGGGTAAAAGACGTAGATTAGGTACTAGTAGAACATTAACAAGTGAATTAGCATTAGTTAGTTCTGCACCTGGCACTTTCTATACAGGAACTAATGGTGAGAAATGGGAGGCTATATCAGCAACAAATACAGTAGGTGGAGCAAGCTTTACTCTACCGGTTGGGACATTTATTACAAATATCGCCGATGATAATACTTTAACGTATAACACTACTAATGGTGATTCAATTGGTATAGGTAGTCATACTATAACATTCCAAAAAGTAACTGGGTATTATAAATTAGATAGTGATGTCTATGGTAATAAAACCACCCTACCTTGGTTCAACTGTTATTCTTTTGGGAATGGTTTAGAATCAGATAGAATAAGAGATGATTACAACGCACCTCAAATAGACAATGGAGTTAAAGTATCCACCCTTTTAGATTCTTATGGAGAAGAGAGAAGAGGTAGTGGTATGATATATTCAGGTATATACAATTCAACTAGTGGTGTTAATAACCTCAATGAGTTTAACATGGCTGGGAAGATCACTAAAGATCTTAATCCATCTTATGGCTCTATCCAAGCGTTGAAAACTAGAGACACTAATGTAGTAGCTTTCTGTGAAGATAAAGTATTTAAGATATTAGCAAACAAAGATGCTTTATACAATGCTGATGGTAGTATAAATCTAGTAGCTTCTGATAGAGTTCTAGGTAGTGCAACTGCTTTCGCTGGAGAGTACGGTATATCTTCAAACCCAGAATCCTTAGCGGTTGATGGTTATAGAATGTACTTTACTGATAAACAGAGAAATAAAGTTTTAAGATTGTCTCAAGATGGAATGACGCCTATATCAGATATTGGTATGAATTCTTGGTTTAGAGACAACTTGAATAATTCGAAGAATGTAAAGAAGCAAGAGTTAATAGGTACGTTTGATGACATAAAAGGTGAATATAATTTATCACTTCGTCACTTAGATACTAATGGTATTACTAATGCAGATAAAGCCGATATAACTGTTTCTTTCAATGAGAGATCTAAAGGTTGGTCTAGCTTTAAGTCGTTTGTACCTGAGACAGGTTTATCCATTAACGACGAATACTTAACAGGTAAGATTGCTAAACTATGGTCTCATCATAGTGGATCAGTAAATGCTAACACCTTTTATGGAGAAGATTTAGTACCTTCTACTATAGACGTATTGTTTAATGAGAACCCAGGCTCTGTAAAGAGTTTCTTAGCAATGAACTACGAAGGTTCTCAAGCTAAAATAAATGAGTTTACTACGAAAAGTGTAGATGGTGAAACGTATAATGACGGAGAATACTACAATCTAAAAGCAAAAACTGGTTGGTATGTAGATTCGTTTAATACTGATCTACAAGAAGCTCAAGTCCCAGACTTCAAACAAAAAGAAGGTAAATGGTTTAACTATATATCTGGAGTAAAAACTGATAAAAAGAACTTAGATACTAGCGAGTTCTCTGTTCAAGGTATAGGTGTACTTGCTTCATCCACCATACCAACTGTTACTAAGGTTAATTTAACAATAAGAGAAAACAACGATTAATATGGCACTAGTAAATTGTTCAATTGAAGGTGAAATAGTAGTAGCACAAACCTCTGGAGAGGGTAATATAACAGCATATGAGTTGTATATAATACCCGACGAGGGATACTTTGTTGCTGCTAAGGATTTCCAAGATAATACATATGATACGTTTTCTAGTTATGTACAAGGTATTATTGACTTTGGAGAAACTGGGAAATTAATACTCACTGATACAACTACAGAGTATACTAGTGATAATAAAGTTAGGATAACTGTAAACCTGTACTCTGAGTATTCTATAACAGAGGATACAACCCTCACTGTGGATATAGACGGAGAAGCCTGGACTTATCCTTATTATACAACCTATGTAAACGTACTTGAATACGTATCTTTTTTCGACAATGGAAGCACTGCTCTCCAGCTAGAGCCTGGGGTAACCGTAACCACTCAGTTGGCGGGTGGGTCTGTATCGTGGGTTACAAAATACAAACGACATGAGTTCACTTTTGATGCACAAGTAGATGTTGAAACTAAAGTAGCTACTATAGTATTTAGCGCTAGTGAACATGCGGATCCAAGTAATTACGTTAACTTCTTAAAATTTTCTACTGGCTCCCTTACAAGTTGGCTTATGGATACCGACACAACTTCTGGCTTTAGATGGGAATACACCGAATATCCAGACATTGGAGAAGGTGACTTATCAGTTGAAACCAGTTCTGGTACTAAGGCAACTCAAAAAACCTTCACTTTATACTTCACTCCACAAGTAGATTTTGTATATATACCATACGCTGGAACTGCAGTCCTTAGTAATTTGTACGCTACCCAGGTAATTGGAATCAAAACTGATATAACTTCTCCAGCTAAGAGAAGTCGGTCAATAACAAACGTGACAACAGATTTAGGAAGTTTACCCAGTGGTAGTTCTAATGTAATACCAAGTAGCGGTATAACGGCTAGCGCCACACCTGTAGTTAAAGTGTATGGTACGCCTGGAGCTGTATTTGAAGTAGAGTTTAAAGAGACTAAAGTAGTTGAGGGTGGTAGTAATAGTAGATCTACCAATACCGGGGCTGTAGAGTTCTTTGATGGTATAATTCCCAACATGCCAATAGGTTCTGTCATTATACCAAAAAGTGGGGTGTACTCTTTTAAAATGCCTGACATCGCTTCTTTCACGACTACAGGTCGGAAGGAGTTTGAGATGAAAATAACAGCTGGTATAAATACTATTATAAAGTCTAATGTTATAAAGACAGGTGGTACATCTGTAAATATCGGAGCTATAAACTCTATAGTAACTAATAAGTTTTATCAATATCCTAAAGTTAACATAGAGTTTGCAGCAACAGCTCTACCAGCTGGGTGGGCATATACACATAGTGATTACAATATTAGTAGTATACCTGATTTTGGTGGTAGTGGAGCTAATAAAACTGGCATACCATTAATGCCACCTTCATCAAATCCTAAACTTGCTAGCACAACACGTGTTATTAATTTCGAGATTAGAGTTACTGACGTTGGAACATTCTCTTTAAATCAAAATAACACTACCGCAATTACAAATGCCACAGGCGTTGTAACACATAACATCTTCGATAAGTCACAGTTTGCAGCTACTATAAGTGGTAATAGAGATATTGTAAAATTTTATAATCTTAAAGCGTACATAGGCGAAGGGACTTCAGACGTCTCAGCTGATGCAAATGATTTTGCTACTATAACTGGTTCTATAAGATGTACTAGATTTGGTTATCAAAATCAAGTTTACACAATAGATTTATCTGAAATATTCACATTTGCTTAAAAACATACTATGCCTGATATAACATTAACATTTTCAAACGATATAAATACATCAGCTCAGGTTGGGGATACAGCATACTACTGCTCGCCTGATACTGTTGCGGGTTTTAGTATATCGACTTCAGTCACTAATAACGATAAGTTGTTTGAGATAGGGCTTATAAGTATTATTGATAACTCTGCGAACACTATCACTTGCACTACTAACGGGTCGGGAAGTGCAAAACCAGTGGAGGATAGTTTTATACTATTCAGCAAGGATAACCGAGTTAATATGGCTTCACCACTAGGGTACTACGCACAAGTTAAGTTTAAAAACGATTCAACGGTGAAAGGGGAGATGTTCTCTACCGCGTGTGAGATATTTGGTAGTAGTAAATAAAGTCTTATGACTGTGATTATATATGAGTAAATCAAATATAATTATATGCCTAAGAATGAATTATCAAAAGCTGAGAGTAGTGAGATAGCTTTAAATACCAGAGAGCAGATACAGGGGTTACAAAATTTATTAGTTGAGAATGCAGACGAAGTCAATGTAGTTACTCATCAAAACTCTGATATATTCCCATTAGAACATACATTCGCTGACGGTATTTATGTTAGACAAATGACAATGAATAAAGACAGTTTAGTTGTCGGAGCTATACATAATCATTTACATGTATGGTTTTTATTGTCTGGGTGTATCACTGTAGCTACAGAGGAAGAGAGTTTAGAATATATAGCACCGTGTCACGTGTTGTCTACACCTGGAACTAAAAGAGTTATTTATGCAAACGAAGATTGTGTATTTGTAAATGTTCACAAGAACCCTACAAACTGCCAAGACGTCGAGGAGTTAGAGAGAGAGATCGTATCAGCAACGTTCGAGGAATATGAAGAATATATTAATAAAAATAAATAAGATATGAGTTTTCTAGTAGTAGGTATAGCAGGTGCCGCAACCAGTTTAATAGGAGCCGGTATAGGAGCAAGTAGAGCTGCTAAGGCACAGAGAAAAGCTGAGGCTGATGAGAAGCAGAAGAGGGTGGAGATGGATAGGTTAAAAGGTGTCTATGCAAATTTAGATACTAGTAACCCTTTCTTGAACATGGAGAATACTATGGAGGACTTGACTGTCAACCAGAAGCAAGCCCAATTCCAAGCACAACAAAATCAACAAACTCAAGCTAATACTTTAGGTAGCTTGAGAGGTGCAGCTGGTGGATCTGGTATAGCGGCACTAGCACAGACAATGGCTCAGTCAGGTCAATTATCAGCACAGCAAGCTTCTGCCAGTATTGGTACACAGGAATCGAACAATCAAAGAATGGCAGCACAACAAGCTTCAATGATACAAACTAGAGAAAGAATGGGTGAAGTCAAATCTAGACAAATGAAGAAAGACCAAACAGGTACTCTACTAGGTATGTCACAGCAAGAGACGGCTGCAGCCAGAAATCAAGCATCTATGGCTGAGCAAGCTAAGTGGGATGCAATATCAGGTGGAGTACAAGGTGTGGCAAGCGCAGCAAGTTCATACGCAACAGCAGGTCTTAAGGAGTAGTAAAAATAAATAAATTATGGCAGTAGATTCAACATTAATAACAGGGGCTTATAAAGCTAACGAACCGCAAGGTGTTGTTGGTAATAAACAAGTGGCGGATATGACGCAATCCATAAGTAAGGGTTTAAATACTTACATGGCTGCTGTTAAAGCTAAACACACTGTGCGTAACGCTAAGTATGACGCTTACTCAGAATCAGTATTGGACAACTCAGATTTAGTTGGTGAGCAGTATGAAGCATTGTATGATGAGCTAGCATTAGGTAAAGAAGATTTTGCTAATGCAGATAAGAAGAGTAGAGATCTTCAAGTTAGAGATTTAAAAGCTATGGCTGGGGATTATGCTGACTACAAAGCTTTGAGAGAAGATGTGGCAATCAACAAAGATGATCTATCACCAGCATTTACTAATAGCCCAGAAGGAGAGATGTACTTAGATATACTCAAAGGTGATGGTAAGAATTTAGTAAAGAAGAATGGTAGGATAGGTATTGAAGTGGAAGGTGAATGGAAATCTATATCTAGTATCAAGCAAAGCTTGGATGGTAATAAGATAGACACAGCATCTATAGATCAATTAGAAGCGTTTAGAATTAAGACTCAAGCTGACGATGATGATTTTGATTTCAATAAAACTAGGACTACTCTTATGAACTCTATGGTTTCAAAAGGTAAATACAAGTCTTTGATTAATGATGAGATAATTCCTGGTAGAGTATTCAGAAATGATTTAGTAGAAAGTTTAACTAACAAATCATATTCTGATTTAGGTATAACGGAAGAGGATTTATTAGAAGTAGAAGGTGTTGATATAAGTGATGGTATAGACGCTGAAGAAGCTGAGACCATTGCAACGCATTTAGAGCAGGACGAGATTGAAATGAAAGAAGTGCTTGCGGATTATTATACAACTTACGTTGGTAACAATGGTGGGGGTAAGAAAAAAAGCGGTGTTACTGAACCCGCAGAAAATGAAGGCAATGTTACATTAGAAGATGGGACAGAGGTATTCTCTAGTGATGAAATAGATACCATGTATGAGGATTCACAAACTACAAGTCGAGCCTCGAGCGAGGATTTAGGTGACGGTGAAAGTGTAGATGATGAAGGTGCTTGGGTTAAATAAATAACAATACATATTAACGGGTAACGAACGAAACAGTCATGATAGAATACAGATTAGAGAATGGTAAACTTATAAAAGTTAGACCTGAGGACGAACAACGATTTTTAGAAAAACATCCTAATGCTACTTTAGTGTCGGGAAACCAAGAAAGTCCTGCGGAAGGTGCGCCGACGGGACAGGAAAATGCAGTACCAAATCAAGAGGCGGGTCAGTCTCAAAACAATACGGATTCAAATTTGGGAAGTGGTTCTTTGGAATCACTCGGTAAAAACGTAAACAACTCATATATAAAATTAAATAGTGTTAATACTTCAATGAAGAAGCTGAAGTCGTCTATGGACGATGCTAAAGCTTTTAATAACGAAGTTTTATATAATTCCTTAGCTGAAGAGTACAACAACAAAGTAGATAAGTACAAAAACTTAGATGTTGAGTACATCGAAGCTGTCAAGCTATATAAAACTGAGGATGACAAGCAGGTTGCCGCAGGTACGAAGGTTAAAACTAAGCAAGAGGAAAGAGAAGAGGGTAGTTTCATATCTGATATATTCAGTTATATTCCAAACTCTCTACTACCACCAGGAGTTGCCGCTGCTAAAATGGCTGTAGAAGGAACTTCTTCTTGGTTGGGCGATGCCGTTAGAAGAGGTTGGGATCAGGCTGCTGACACTGGGGAAGCTGCTGATGTAATACTTGGTGGTAAAGATGTTAGCTTGGATACTGTCTCGGAATGGGTTAAAGCCAATGAGGATAAGGCTAAAGATTATAAAGAGTCTGAGAAGATGTTGCGCTTCATGAAAAAGTATGAAGCTGAGGGTAGAACTTGGACTTCTTTTTTTAGAAATGTAAAAGAAGAACCGTCATTAATGGCTGAGCTTCTTATTCAGTCCTACGCTACTATGGCTGGTACAGCTTGGGATTCTCCTGAAGCTCTTGCTGCCGCTGGGATTGGAGTTGGTGTTGGAGCTGGCGCTGGTGCGGCCGCAACGTTTTACGGATTTGGTGCTGGTGCTATACCTGGTGGAATTGCTGGAGGTATGGGTGGTTTAGCTGTATCGATGGAAACATCACTAACTCTAGGTGAGTTGGTTAAAGAGGAGTTAGAATTAGAAGGTAAAGAGTTTACCGATGAGAACGTTCTAACTTTAATGCAAAGTGATAAAGGTAAGTCCATAAGAAATAAAGCAATTGGGAGAGGGTTAGCAATTGGAGCTGTTGAAGCTTTGACAGGTGGTCTAGCTGGTAAGGCAACTACAACTGTTTTGAAGACAGGAGCGAAAGTAGCTGCTAAAAGCACTATAAAAGGTGCTGCGGTTAAAGTTGGGTCTATGGCTGCGGGTGTAGGAATCGAAGCTGTCGGTGGTGGACTTGGAGAGGTGGCTGGTAGATTGGTTGCAGGTCAAGAGATGGATAAAGCTGAGATAGGTTTTGAAGCTATAACAGGTACTGCTACCGCCCCATTAAATGTTGGCTATGCTTTAGGTACCTACAAGAAGCCAAGTTACAAGCTTAATGGCGAGATTATCTCGTATGATAAGATGAAAGACTTTATCGATACAGCTACAGAAGAGGACATAGCTAAAGCTGATATTGATATAGACAATGATTTATCTGGGTTAGATAAAAATGCTTATGAGAAACAAAATAAGTTTTATACTAAGACTCAAATAGATCCTAGAGTGAGTGACGAGAAAGATATTAATTCTTTAGTTGATTTAGAAATAAAATTACAGAAGGTAAATCAAAAAAGTCAGTCTGGTAAGAATAGAGCAAAAGCTATAAAGGAACAAATCAAAGATATAACTGATAAATATTCTGATGTGGATATTACATCCGAAGAGGTTATACAGAAGAGAACTAAGAGGTCAGAAGTAAAAAAAGCTAGGAGAGATAATACATTAAATGCTACTATAAAATTCGCTGAAGAACAAGGTAAATTAATAGGTAAGGAAACTATAGTAGCTGAGAACGATGCTGAAGCTCAAGTAGTGCATGACAAAGCCGTCGAGGAGTACAATACTAAAAACCCTGACAATAAAATTAGTGCTAGTGACGTAGCTGGTGCTGATGGGTTTATCATTGGTGACGTTATAGTTATAAACAAAGATATAGCCGGTAAGACAGGTGCTATAAATGTTGGTGCTCACGAATTGTTACACGGTATACTAGCTAAGCAGATGAAAGAACTTGGCGTCGAAGGTAGAACTAAGTTGATTAGTGATTTTAAAAACACAATAACTAAAGAGCAATTTAATTATATAGAGAAAAGATTAAAGAGCGAGTATAAGGATTTTATAGATGCTGATGCTAATTGGATAAACCAGACTGATGAGTGGGTAGCTATATTTTCAGATGGTATAAAGCAGGGTAATATTACTTTTAATGAGGGTGTATTCATGAAGTTAGCTCAGTTCGTTCAGAACATAGCTAGAAAATTTGGTTATAACAAAGAGTTTGAAAATGGTAAGCAAGTATACAACTTCTTAAAAAATTACCAAAAAGATGTAGACAAGGGTGAGTTAAGTAAGAGATCTATAGATATTGCTGGTAGTGGAACTAGTGTTACAGAAATTGCTAAATCTAAATCTGACGCTAAAATACCTATAGACAAACTAGGTAAAGTAGATAGCGATGGTAGTGACATGACCGAACCTGGTATGGGTAACTTCCTATATCAAGCTGAGGCAGATCAAATTATAGGAACTATAAAAGAAGAGGGTTATTTAGATAATCTTATAGCTGCTCAATATAAAATAAGACCTGTACCTAGAGATTTTGTCCAAGATGTATTAGCGGAATTAACACCTCATATTAAAGCTTTCAAACCTGAAAGCAATGATAGTTTGTTTGGTTGGATACAAGGTCAAATATCTAACAAAGCTGGGAACGTATATAATAACATATATAAAGACAAAGGCCCAGCTAAAACTGTAGATGTAGATGCAACAACATCTGAAGGGGCTCCTCTCGTGCAAATAGAGGCTGATACGTCAGCTGAAATGTTACGCATCGATGAAATAGGTCTATCTGATACAGAAGTCGAACAGAGATCAAAATTACGACGCAACATAAGGTTGGATAGTAAGATGATACAAACAGTTAAGAACGCTGTAATAAAAACATTTGGTACTAAACTACCTGATATAAATTCTAAGGACTTTAGGAAAGCTTTAGAGAAAGCATTTAGAACAGAGCTAAAGAAACCTCTACAAGATTTAATGGGTGCAAGGTCTGAATTTAACTTATTCCTAAAGAACCATTACAAAGCTATAATAAAAGCTTTACCTGTAGAGACTCTAGTTCAAATGGAACGTAACTTAAAACCAGAGCAGAGAATATTTACAGAGTCTAGGAGGATTACAAAACCTACAGAGGTTGACAAGTTAATCAGTCAAAACAAACTACCCAAGGATACTAATAGAACTTCAGGGCCACAGTTACATACTAGAAAGGAAATGCCTAGCATATCCAAAGTCATGGCATATTTCCGTGGTGAAAATATGGTGGAGGTATTAGGTTACAAAGTAGGTGGTTCTACTTTAGGTACTAGAAAGGACAAGTTAGCTATGGAGTTAGGGT